CTGTATTTAAATCATCTCTAAAAGCAAGACCAGGGGTTGCTTCTGCCCCGTCCTCCATTGTCAAAGTTCCGTCTAATTGTAATAACTCAACCCAAGCATTATTAGCACTATTTCTAATTTTTAAAATGCCGTTTGTAGTGTCGGCCCATAACATGTAGGCGTATTTTGTACTCGGTTCAGACGACGATGAATTATTTGAGACAATTGCCGCTAATACGTTATTAATATCAGCTCTTACTGCACTTCCAGAGGCGTTTGCAATGACGTAGTCGTGAGTTGACATAACCTAGTAATAGTAAGGGGTTTGGAGGAATAATTTAGGACTCTTCGGCCCCGTAACCGTTAGCAACATAACCAAAGACTCGATCCTGACTTGCTCCACTAGAATTATAGAAGTGGATTGTAAAGCCAGTTCGACTTTCGCTAGTAATTGTATAATAGTCACCTGTCGCCATATTACTTGCAGTAATCGTTAGTTTTGGTGTTTGATAAAAAGCATTTGTATATGTAACGGCTTTTGCTCCTGCACCTGAATCAAAAGAATTACTTTCTGTTCTTGAGTCAAACAATAATTCATAGCCAAGTTCATCAATGATTGGAGTTTGATCACTACTTGCAGAAGATAAAACACATTTAAACTGAAAAACTCGGCCTGTATATCTTCCTTTTTCCATCTTGATCCACTCACCAAAAGTTGTATTTAACTCTTGCTCTAACTTGTCACCATCTTCTAATAGCAAATAATCCTCATCCTCTGTATCAAAATCACCAACAGTAGGAGCTACATCACTAATTCTAAAATAAATATCTGCATCTGTTTCATCTGCTAATGCTCCATCAAAATCAGACCACCAATCTATATAATCATATCTGTCGTCAAAAGTATCGTTAGGTAATAAACCTCTAGTCGTTAATATTCTTTTAAATATAACGCTAAATTTGCCGCCTAAATCTACATAATTATTAAAGTAATAGGTTCCTTCTGAATTTAACTGTCCTATCCAATCCCAAGACGACAAATAACTGATTTCAACATCCCAATCATCAAGAGTCCAGATAGAATCTAAAACTAAACCGTCAAAAGCATCGGAATAATATACTTTTGTCCGTTGTCCTTGAAATGGTGGACTGTCTTGATCTTCTCTTCTAGTTGACTGGAGTAAACGTGGAAGTGCATCAGCAATGTTAATAATTGCACTAACAGCATTTGCACTTTTACCACCATTTTTATCCTTGAATTTAACAAGATATTCACCATTTATTATAGGTAAAACAGCAAAGTTAGTATTAGCTTCTACTTCTCTTAATAACGTTGAATCTGACCATGTTCCTGTCCCATCAGTTTTAGAAGAATGTCGAATAATTACTGTTAAATCTGAAATATTGCCACCCCATGAAGCAGGAACGCTCCACATTAAATTTCCTTCATCGTTAGAGGTTGGATGAAAACTTACCTGTGTAGGATCAGGAGGTAATGGAACTTCAACAGTTACTTCGCTACTTCCACCTACTGCAGTAGGAAATGGAACCGTTATATATTGCGATGTAAATTTTGATCTGCGATTATTTAAAGGCCATTTTGAAGCAATAGCAAAACCTAAAAAGGTGCCTGGTTGTAAATTATCAACATCAAAAGTGCTTGCACTTGTTTCAGTAAAAACCCAATCCTTAGGGTTAGATCCACCTCTTACAGCTACAATAAACTCTGTTGTTGCCCCGCTCAAACCTCTATCCCAACTCCAAGTAATTCTATTAACAGTATTATTATTTATTCTTACTTGAGAGAATGACCAATTTAAATTAGTAGGAGGTGCAGGATAACCATTGAAAAAACTAATATTTTCTTCTTGTATTTTTGTTTCATTGGATAGATCATCAACTGCAGCATAAATTGAATCATTAAATTGTGACGCTGTAATTGTATAAGTCCCATCACCTTGCTCATCAACGGCTAAACATCTAAATTTTTGATTTTTGGTTGTTGAAGTTGTATAAGTCCAAACTGCTTGAGATTGTGGGGCTTGTGTAAAAGCTGCGGTTGTTGCAACATTGCCAGAGCCAGAACTAATTGCTTGAGTTTCAACCGTTCCATCAGGCAAAACACAAGATAAATCACCAGAAGTAGGTGCTACTTGATCTAAGGTAATTGCTGTAGTCGTTGCACCTGTCGCAATACGTCCTGATAATCTAGAACCTGCTCTTAATTCATCTGCTATTTCAAAAACTTGACCAGGGAAAACAGCAACGCCTTCAAGTCCAACTGAAAAACTAACAACTTCCTGATCTAGTTCTTCTACCTTCATCATCCATCGGCCTAATCGTCTTGCAGCCCATTTCGATGAACATCCAAACGCTGTAATATTTTTTATTTGATAACCGTATTTATCAATTAATGATTGATCTTCAACAATAACAAAATTAGGTTTATAGAAATTTTCTGGATCATTATATTGAACTTTGACGGATGTACTACGAGTTTTCAAAGAAGAACCAGCATAATTAAATAATCCACCAATAACACTTGAATTACTATAAAGATGAACAGGTGAAACATCTGTTTTATCTAAGTTTCCATGATCTGCTGCGACTTGAATTGTATTAGACGACCAGAAAATCATTCCTCTAAAAATAGAGGCTAAATCACGAATTAAATTATGTGCAGAGTTTTGACTACCGATAACTGTATTAATTGCAAAGCGTGGTTCGGTTCCATCTGGAGTTGTTACTAACGCATTGGCATATTGACAAAGAGGATATAAATCAACCCAATTTAAAGAGCTTTCTGCAATGAAATCACCTGCACCCCATGTCTTATTTGTGCAAAGCGCATAAAAAATACACACGGGGCATGTAGTCCATCTATCAACTAATTGACCATTAAAGTTTGCATTTGTTGGAAACTCTAAACTGCCATCATCACGTACATTTGCATTATGAGGTGTCGGTACAAGTAAGCCTTTAATTTTATAGGCTCTATTGGGTATTTGAGGGAACGTCCGAGATGGTAAACCCATCCCAACAACAGCCGTATGATTGTAGTTGATATGATTATAAATTTTTTCAGAAATACTTGTAAGAAAAACCCTGTTCCCACGATCAACTGCAAGAGGCTGTTTCTGTAATGTTTCATCTGTAAAGTCTGTATATTTAATTTCAAAATCATCTTCACCATTAACTTTTTTTTCTACCTTTACTTCATATGGTAGATCACTTGAAATACTAATCCAAGGCGTTTGTATTTGATACTCACCAACAGAAATACCTTCAATATCTTTAGACCAAACTTGTCGCCAGCTTTGCCCTGATGTTCTTGTATAAACAAAAAGTCGAATAATTGCATTAAATAATTGACCTTTTGCCAGTCCTTCTTTTGATCTAGAAAATAAAGATGGAATTGTAAATGTAAGTTTTATATTATCAATGTATTGATCTGTTAATGCTTGTATAACTTGACCACCTCCATAATTTCTATCTATTACCTCATTATTTTCATCTGTTGTTTCACTATAGTTTTCACCGATTTCTTTACTAACAGCTACAACTGTTTGACTATCTATATCTTTTTGATTAACAAATTGAATTTCTTTTTGTGTTCTTCCTCCTTCTCTAAAATGTAATTCAATATTAGCTTCTTTTGGATCTTCTCCTGGTTTTTCAATTGTTTCTATAAAATTATACTTTCTATCTTCGGCTGTACTGCTTTCATCTTCAACAGGTGTTTCGTTTAAATAAACGCCTTTTTTCCAACCGACTAACTCCTGAATTGGTCCTTCACAAAGAACATCAATTAATCTAACAATAGAGGTGGATTTTAAAACCATTAATCTCCTAAGAAGTTATAGCCCATATAGTCAACTCTTAATGTGTTAACTGCTGGATCACCACCAAAATCAATCAACTTAGCATAAACAGTATAATAATCTTTATCTGCTAGTTTAGCAAAACTAAATTCTGTTGCCCATCGATAATCTTGAGTATCTAGTAACATTCCTTGAATTGTAAATTGAGTCGTTCCCACAACCATGTCGTCTTTTTTAATAACAATTTGAAATGTAATAAAACCATCAATATAGGTTGATTCTGTTCCAATACCTGCGGCTCTATTATGTAATCCATTATCTAATAAGAAAGCCATTTGAAAGCGTGACGTGTCATGACTTCCATGACCAGACAATTCACCCATTATCGTACCTAAATCTTTTAATCCATCGGTACCATATTCGCTACTTGTTCCACTTAAAGGAATAGAAGTAGAGCCTGAATCTGAAACTGCGCCATTTCCTCTTAAATACAAAACTGATGCGTCTGTGTAAGATCCATCCCCTATTGGTGGTGGTAAACCTGCTTGAGATTGTGTCGCATGAATTGGATTAGTCCAAGTTTTTAATTTAACTCCAATACTTGCTTTTTCATTTTGAGTAAATGTTGCATCAAGTTTTTCTCCATTAACTCTCATCGTATGTGGCCCTGGTTTTCCAATCCATTCACTAAGAGGATCACTTTCATCTGTCACCTCAACTGAAGCTGTAACCGCATGGCTTCCAACAATACACTGACCAAAGACAAGAGGAATTATTGCACCAGCTCCAACTGTATTAACAGGACCACGGTAGGAGTAGGACCGAGAGCCATCCATTCCTCTAATAGAAGACCCTGGTCCAGTATCACCCGATTGAGATGAACTTCCAATGATATTTAACGGCCCTTCAGGTTGAGGTGAAAGCATTTCAGCAACACCGCCAAGAGCTAAAGCAATACCAACATTTCCAGCAATTGCTATAGCGGCAGTAGTAGCCACATAAGCAGATGACAATGGAATGGCTGCGGCTGTGCCTGCAAAGCCTGTCACTCCTAAAGAAACTCCACCTGTAACAACAGCCAATCCAATTAATGCTGCTCCTGTCAATATTTTCCAGAAATTACTACCACCAATTACAGGCGCAATAATCAGATCATTACTACCAAAAGGCAACAACATATCTTCCAATTCAAAATCTGTTCCTGCTTGAACAACCCTATATCCGACACCTCTTTCACCTGATTCCAGTAATTCTTTTTGAAAATCAGGGTGATTAATACATAAAAGTTTTATCGCATCAACAGGAGTACGAAGATTGTAGTACTCATGCACTGCACCGAATTTTTCTCCTAATTCATCTAGGAGTACCACCCGTTGCATATCTAAAAAACGACCTTTGTGCTGATTCTATAGTAAGAGTTAAACGGCTTAATGGATACTAAGAAGGCAAAATAGTTATCCACTCATCATTTGGAATCAAATAAATATGCCAAGGTAATTTAAATTGTGAACAAGCTGTCTGATCTGCTGGACTTGCCTTGCCTCCTTTTGGATGTGAATGAATAATTGCTTGAATCTTTCCATTAGCCCTTGCTTTTATATAGTCTCTTGGATCTAAGACAAAGATCTCATCAGACTGATCTGCAATATTACGACAAGGATAATATGTGTTATTAACCAAGACACCACACGCCTCTTTAGGAGTTTCCTCCAACGCATGCGCCTTTGCCTTACATCTGAAGTCTTGCACCTGGGAAGCCTCCAAATGGTAAGGGTTTATCTGCAAAAACAATTAACTGACCATGCCTATCTGTAGAAGCAAATCTTTTTTTACAGCTTTCGTGACGATGACCACAAACATCATCTGCTTCAGTTGTTACGGAATTGTCGTCAATATCAAAATATTTTGTGCCTGTATAACCACAAGCTTCTCCTTTGTATTTAAAGGGGCAATATTCCATGATTTGCCTCTTGGGGAGACGTACATTTGTCAAATCTAATTTTGTTGCTAGTTCAAATGAAATAGCGTTTAAATTTTCTGAAGCAATTCGGTCAATGTACCAAGAATCATCAGCCTCAAAAATAGCAGTAGGATCGGCTGTTGCATTTGATCCACCTGTAAAATTAGAAGCGTTTAAAAACTTTTTACAAGTACGAATCCGTTGAACTTTTGCACCTAAAATATTAATTGTTTTTCCTGCGCTATTTGTTGTTTGAAGCAATGCAGACATCGCACTATTAGCGTTAGCGATTGTAAATGTAGGCCTTGGTAGTGTTCCTGTTGTTGTACGTTTAAACCCATCTATTTCACAAGGAATAGCTTGATAAGTTATTTCTGTACCATCTGCATGTGTCCCAAATTTTATATCTGCATAAAGTTCATTTGTTCCTGCATAATAATAAAAAACAGAGGTATTTGAATCTAACTCTACGGCCCCATTAGTAACCATTGTACTGACATCTGCATTGTTAACATCTACATATACATGTAATTGAAATAGCTCTATAACTGCTGATGGCTCAAGGCTTTGTATCTGTTCTTGTATTGTTTTAGGTACAACAGTTGTTCTAAAAAAGAACTCTGAAGGGTTTGTAATTCCTGCATAAGATTCACTGCCAGAATTATCAAAAGCAGTTGCATCAATTAATAAATAATATTTTGTATTTCCTTCTAAAACAACACTAGGATTAATTGTAATTGTTGTTGTTCCTGTTCCTGTAACTTGTCCACTTGTTACTGCAATTGTTTCAACAACAGAATCATCTGAATCTTTATAAAGAACAACATTTCCACTTTCTACATCAACCGCCTGATCAAAAACTAAAACAATATTTGTTTCAGTTGAAACATTAATATCACTATTTAAAGGACTGGAATCTATCCTTTCTAAGTCTGGAGCCGTCATGCTTCCGCTACCTGTTGAAAGGACGCTGTGATCGTAGCAATACCAGAATAAGGGATATTTTTATCCCATTGCATACAAATATATTTAGAACTTGAAGATTCACCTGGGGCAGTGAAATCAAAGTTTTCTGATCCCGAACGGGCATCAAGGAAGGTCTCTATCGTGTCCGCATCTGCTTCAGAAATGTTTTCCCATCGCAAATCTAATACTTTTAGATTTTG